CGCGCCACGAACCTGATAAGTTCCTGGAAGTGCCGGAGAAATTCTGAATACAGCATTCGCGCTATATCCGCCGGACGTATTTCCGCTTTGATACGCCAGATTGACCCAGTTTCCGAAGTTAGGATCAGATGCATTCGAGCGTTCTTCAACTCTAAGAGAGGCCAGAGTTCCGTATCCGGTAGCAGATGTAGCAACCTCAAAATTGAACGGAATTCCGGAATACTTCGGCGAACGTCCCTGAATATTAAGACCCACGAACGGAGGAACCGAAGGAGCCGGACCAGGACGTGGAGTTGGAATTACATATGGTGGTTGCGGTGCCGGTGTAGGAGCAGGGGCGAAAATACCAGTTGCGCGATATGTAGCATCAGCGTAAGTGAATGCAGTATCAGTATTATTTAATGAATTATCAATAACTCTGAAGATTCTCTCGCCGGTACGGAATTTTAGCGCAGCATTATGAGGAATAATGAACGATCCGATAACTTGACCGGCCGAATCAGTTGTCAGTGTAGTTGCTCCTGCCGGATGCGAAGTATATCCAGCATAGTTCACATCATCAGGATTTGTAGTATAGTTGTTCATAGTAGTTTCAGAACGAACATAGTTCGTCATGTCTACTCCATCGAAGAACGCATATACTCTGGAGAAAGGTTTTAGTCCAGTAGCCTTAAAGTAAATCTTGCGTGAACGAATATAAGGAACAACTGTACTATTCACGACAGCATCAGAAACCTGAGATGTCTGAGTACTGCTGAATACGCCAGTCGATGGGCGAATGATTGATCCAACAACCGTGCCACTACCATCATTGGCAATAATTGAGCTTCCCTGGCGAATAAGAATTCCAGACGACAGCTGGTTACTGAGCTCTTCCTCTTCTTCCGGCGAAACACCATACCAATCAACCTGCCAATTATTAAACACTCCGTTGTTTGCGGTATCAGAATCTGCTTCATTGAACCAATTATAGTTTGAAGAAGCATTTGCGACCAATACTGGTTTCGTAGAAACTTCCTTCCATTCATCTGACGGAGGTGATAATTCAACTCTTCCTTGCCATCCATAAACAGCGTGAGGATTGACGAATTCTGAATACGAGGAGTATGGTTGTTCTATCAGAGTCACCTCACGGTAATCTAGAGTAACAAGTGAACCGGTCTGCTTGATATTTGTAGATCCGGCAATATTTGGTACAAGATTTACGTACTTCTGCGCAAATTCTGGGAGAAGGATTCCCTTCTCCGCCTCGATGGAGCAGTGGTAGTCTGGATGGTTTAAGGCGCCAATACCATGATCTACGAATGAATCAACAATGAATCCGTTCTTGTATCTCTGGTTTCCGCTTCCATCTAGAATTTGGGTATTCGCTGCAGATTTTTCCAGAAGCGACAGCGATGTATAATATTCGACATTAGAGAGGCGCTTCTCCAGACGACCGATATCGCGCATTGTATAGCGCTTATTGTCGACCATCTTGGCGGAAAGATCAATTGTGCTGAATGTATAGGCATTCAGGTTGATGGAGTATAGTACCATCGAATCTTCTGGATCTTCAGGTGCCTTTGGAATTACGTTCGAGATGCCCTTGATCGCAGCAAACTCTCCATTTTTGTTTACAAAGATCTTGTCGATACGCGGCAGGTAGAATTGAATGTCCGTCAGAATAGTGGAATTTGGAACAACGCAATTGGAAGTTGATGCTCCAGCATTAACGAATCCAGCACCATCATTGCTCTTTGTCGGGCGGAAGTCAACCGCATCACGGAGGGCGATCGCTCCCTTGATGGAATTGAATGTAGGAATATCTCCGTAATCCACACCAGAATAGGAATTGACACCGAAGTAATCACCAGGATTGTGTGTGAAATAATCAAAGATTACCAGAATACGACCTGTAGGAGCACTTGCTCCTGGCTTTAACTGCATGCGGGCCACGTCGTAGAAGTTTTCACGCTGGCCGTCATCCAGTGTATAGCGATCGGTGATGTTGGTGTCGTTGGTTGTGGCATCCGTCGAAGTATTGGCAGACATATACACTGCCTTAATTCTCAGGACGTCGGTCTGGGCGAGAGAATCATAAGCACCAGGTGTGGTGTTTGGTGACGAGAATGCCTTCTGACCGTTGCCATAACCTCCACTGGTCCAGGTCGTGACACCAGACACAAAAGTCTTGGACTTTTCGATCAGGTTACGACGAGTCGATGTAATGACGTAGAAGTACAGGTTTGCATTTCCACCTCCGAGCGAAAGGGTCACCGATGTTCCACCACTGTTCAGAACAGGAGTTGCGGTCTGAGTAACCTGAGTTCCGTCGCTTGCTTTAACGACCACGTAATCCGTAGAGGTTACTGAATAGAAGTTCTCGGAACTTGCTGTAAGTGTTAGTTGACCACTTCCATTTGCCTGAACATTGTCAAACTTACGCTTGACATAGTAGAAGAAGTCGCACGTAACATCGTCCGAAGAACGCAGCGATTGAACGGCACTGACAGGAAGCTTGTAGAGCAACGAACTATTCGAGGGCTCATACAAGATTGCATCGGTGATATTAGAATCGATGTCATTGACCGTTGCAGTGAAGTCGTATCCAGGGACAGATGTATCCTGGAGTGAACGAACACTAGAGAAGGACTCCCCAGAATTCATTACGATATCGAATAGGTACAGCTTATAAAAGGCTGCTGACCCAACGGTACCGGAAACATATTCCATAGCACGAGAGCGAGCCGTACCAATGGTCGTACCACCAGAATTCTTCAGGTTAATTGGGCTGAATGTGGCAGTATCTGGAAGACCGACGACCGTGTCGATATAGACATATCCACCAAGTGGAGTGAAGATCGATGCGCCGTTAATAAATGCCTCGTCACGTGCCTTTTCAACAGTAACGTATGTCGTATCTAATGTTTCGATACGATAACCATTGACATATGCAACCGATGGTTCAAGGCCGACTGCCAGACGAGCCTTTCCGTAGTCAATCGCTTGTTGGCTGGTGAACCCAGGGTTAGCCGCCTGGATTTGAGCCTGAGTAAACAATCCACCATTAGTGCCGCTATTGTAGTATTCACGAACGTTGATCTGGAAAGGACGAACCGTATAATTGCCTGACTCTTCATAGGTTCGGGTAGCAAGTGTGCGGGCAAGTTCAGAGTACTCGGTACGGGCTCTACCTGTAACCTGGCCACCGCTGATCAGAAGAATCTGAATGATGTTATCTTCTGTTCGTGACGAAAGAGCATACGGTTCTATTACCAGGTCCATGGCTACCTGGTAACGATGCGCTCCAGGTGCAGATTCATTCGGAGTTCCGATCGAATTATCCACGAGAGACGCATCTTCAGTGGAAGTAATAATGTTCTCAGAGACCTTGTAAACTACTCGGGCTGAAGGATTCGTTGTATATTTCGAAACGATTACTGAATCGGCCGTTGTATAAACAAAATTGCCCTTTACAAAGTAAACACCTTCATTGACAGAAACGCGTGTTCCTTTTCCGACTGGATTAGAAACAGCGTTCTTTACCTTGAACTTCTTTGTAGTTCCGTTGACGCTAAACGTGAGTATTTCTTCTGCAGAAAATTGATGAGATGTATTTGCAGTGTCGGCGCGGCGGTAACGAACAAAAATGGTCAATGCATCCGATGTTGTAGATGCAGTCGCTTCTAGTACGTCTGCAATAACTCCGCTACTTACTCCGGTAACCGTTGTTCCAACTGCTGATGTATAATAAGAAAGATTGCTGCCGCCATCACCTTCAGGATAGTATGTGGTGCCACCGTCGCTGAATGTGCTTTCGAGCTTGACATATTCGTAAGAAGTGTCCAGGGACGCCTGACCGCCTAGAACCGGCGATCCCTCCTTAAAGACATGGCTTCCAAAACGATCGATTTGTGCCTGTATGGCAGTCTGGAGCTGAGTCAGTTCGCGGGCCTGAACGGCATAGCCAGGGCGAAACAGAACACGCAGGTAGTTCTTCGACTGATCAAAGTCGTCGTAGTATGGAGGGATATTATAATTCTTGATTGCCATGACGGTTTAAATTAAATCTTAGAACTCCAGAATCATCTTGATATCTTCGAGCTGTGAAGCCGAACGAATGATGGCTGCACGATTTTCAACGAACATCACGTCTCCGCTGAATCGATCAGCCTCTGGATTGCCCAGAGATCCAATCGAACCAGATCCTGCAGTCGCGCCGGTGATCGTCATCCCAACGGTAAATGCGACGTATCCAGTCTTGTCATTCTGGTGATACTTTAGGACACCGGTTGTAGAATCAAATGCATCAACATATGCACGAGCACCAGATCCACCACTGTCAGTGATATAGTCTCCGACCTGGAATCCACCGGCAGATCCACCGGCGAGCGTGAGAGACTTAAGAGCAGAAAGAGTCGTGCCAGTGGCAATTGTGGTGGTACCGTGATTGTATGGATTCTTGATGATTCCGATTTGGCGGAATGTTGCGCCGTTAACAATAAAGTCTCCGGAACCTTCTGGTCCGTTCAACACGACTCTCATTCCGATGTAGAATCCACCAAGTTCAGAAACTGGGTCGGTACCATGTCCACCCTTTGGTGAAAGAATGGCACGGGCTGCTGCACCGGAACCACCGCCACCAGTGAATGAGATTGAAACCACGCTGTAGTTTGCTCCGTTTGTATCAACGTCAATTCTAGTAACAACTCCGCCGGAAACAACTGCAGTTGCAGTTGCGCCCGATCCATTTCCGTTGATTACCACGGTTGGAGGTGTAGCGTATCCAGTTCCACCGGCTGTTACCTGGATACGATAGATCTTTCCAACATCGGCCGCAGAATTAGTCTGGTAATTATATCGCGTCTGATCTTCGGGTGATAGATCTCCGATAACTCCACCGACAGGAATCACCGCGGTCTTCACTGGCATATAAAGATTGGTCATGAAAGCGGTTGCTTCAGCAGCTGTCACCGTGTACATGTACTTCCAGATATAGCCATCGCCGGCATTCGTTGGAGCCTGTGTGGTGTGTGTTGGCTCGATCTGAACCGTGGTTGCCGTATGAAGCTTATTGATCAGCTTATAGACCTTAAATTCACTTGTGATAACGTAAAATGTTTGCGTAAAGATAGAGTCAGATGCGTCATCCCATGGTACATACGTTTGTCCTAATGTCCAATTGTAGCGTGGGATGATATGGGTAACGAGAGAAGAGTCGATCTTCTTCAGGGCGATCGCGTTCTGCCAGAAATCATTTCTCTCAACGAGAGTATCCACTGGAGTGGGGGCGGTCGTTTCGGCCCCACCGAGTGCTGAATTCCAATTGTCGGACTTACCGATGGAAAGATACACACTGTCCGATGCGATTGCCTCCTTGAAGTTTGAGGCATTTTCGAGACGGAATCTAGAAGTAATGATGGCTGGCATGAGTTATGGTATGTAAAATTTTAGACGTAATTGACTCCGAGAGTCGTCCCATTCCACGTCGGTGCTGTATTTATAACTGCTGAGATGGTATAATCATCATACGGATATAGCGTTTCCGCCTGTTCGATCGTCATTGACTGATAAACATCCATCGAGTTATTGTCAAAGAATTTAAGCATGAATGATGTATTCGTACCGGTAGGAACATTGAGCGCCATCCTGTAATAGGATGCCTCAAGACTCATTGTAAGATTATTGGCAGCCTGCAGTATGATGATTCTGGCCAAATCCTCAGCAGAAATCAGACCTGGCTGTAATAGCGGCATGATCGATTTGCTGTCAAGCAATTGCAGCAAAATCAATATTTCGCCGAAGAATATCATTCCGGCCGGATGCACTAGCTTGTTGAATGTATCTGACCAAACATCAAAGTTGTTACCAGTACGAATAACGTATGAGAACTTCTGGTAGAAATATGAATCCTGAAGTTTAATGTTGTCAGAAAGGAACCCGCGAGATTCGTTGTATGTTCCGGTAGAGTATCCCAGGAAGTTACCTGCGATCGTGTATCCCTGACCGCAATCTGCAATTCTGTAGGATTGAATCTCTCCGGCATCAACTCCGCTTCGTTCGATATTTGGAACGATTTGAGCGTAAGTAGATCCCGGCGCCGAATCGTCTAGTATGACTCCGTTTAGAGCAACTTTTGCGATAGTATATCCAGATCCGTAAGATGTCGGATTGACCTGAGTAATTGCTCCGTTTACGATGGTAGCAGCAGCAACTGCTCCAGATCCTGTTGCTCCCCCAAATGCGATTGATGCGGTGGAATAACCTGACCCATAAGTCAACATCTGAACATGCTGAATAACTCCTCCGGAACAATACGCCAGAGCAGTGGCACCGGTACCATTTCCAGTAATTGTTACTGTAGGACTGGCATATCCAGTACCACCAGATGTCACTGTCACTGACGAGATCGCTCCATTGACAATTTCTGCCGTTGCAGTGGCAAGAGTTGTATTGGTGCCAGTGATGACAACAGATGCTGTGGTATAACCAGACCCACCGTTTACAACCGTAATTGCACGAATCACACCACCGGCAACATAGACAGCCAACACTGCATTTGTTCCGTCACCAGTGATACTGGCTGTAGGGCACGGGTATAGGGTTCCTCCGTTTGATACAGTGATTCGGCGAATCGCTCCATTTGATGTGGTAACGGTCGCCTTTGCTCCTGTACCATTACCGATGACTCCTAGAAGTGGAGCCGCAGAATACACCGGTCGCTGAACGTTACCTAACCAGACGCCATCCGAGGCGATCAGCATGTCCTTTCTTGGAAAGTAAACCTCGGCGTTGTCCTGAAAGATGATCTTGAAGAACAACTCGATCGATTCTTTTGAACCTCGGACGTTGTAATATCTGGCAAGATTTTTGTAAAGATTGACTCGATTTGCTACAGTGTTCTTTGGGATAACACTCGCAATTTCCTTCTGGATCAGGTCAAGGTAAGCAGCTTTAGTTACGTCGATGTCGCGGGCCTGAACCATCGAGTTGATCTCGGCACTCGGCTGACCTATTTCATTGATGTGAGTGTAGTAATCCTCCAGCAAATCAATTAATGCTTCTGCCGGCTTTCGTAGGTCGCTAGGAACGAGAGAATCGACGCGAATCGATTCTTTCGTCTTCTTACGAGTACTCGCGATTGTTTCGATCGAGTGAGGCATGGCCTTATTCGTGGCGTGGCACCGTTGTGTAATTTACCGCTCCGGAAGATCCGGATACAGCAATCGTATCGATCTCACCCGTAACCGTCGATGGTTCTAGATCTCCGCGGCCAGAAGGAATAGACAGTGCAATATCCAAAAGCTGATTTCTCTTGGGTGCCAGGTCGAAAGAATTCGGAAGAACCGTCAGTCGGATGATATCTGTTGTATCCGGTAGCAACCCATTAATCACAATTCGACCAGAGGCTGCATATAACGTTCCTAGATTTGCAACTCTCACTTCGACACCCGAAGATCTACGGCATAGGAAGATATTACGATTGACAGAACCAGTGATTGGCGTGTCACGCAAGTAATGTACCACGCCACCAATCTTAAATTCAGAAGAACTTAGAATAGATGAGCTCGAAGATGTCGCATAGATCGGCGATGCAAATGTAATATCGATGCTGTTTGCAGTCACGTTCGAAGGAGTAATGTCCTTGAACATGTAAACACGAGCAACGCTGTTCAAAATAGCCTTATCAACGGAATCAATCTCAGACAGAAGCTTGGAGTAACGAAACACGCCGTCGAATCTCTGGAGATAAGTCTGAGCATATGTCTGCAGACGGTTTCGAACCAATCCCTCCAGGGCAATCTTCGTATTATCAGTAAGGTTTGGATTGTACTTGAAGAATACGTCCAGCTTAATATATGTAAAGTCGGGGTCAACAATCTGTGGAGTGATCGAAACAATGTTTTTGTTTTCGATTGCTGTGATGATATTGTTCTTTTCGGCTGCATTTAAAGCAGCGGCACCTGTCGGCTTAATAGCAATATACACTTTACCGTAGTCAGGTTCGGTATTCTTCTCGCCACCCCAAACTGAGATCGAATCGATGTTACCAAACTCACGGATGATGAGCGAGCGATAGTCATCTGCGGTGACTGCGCGATTCTGCGAGAGATATGTCAGAGGTGCATTGTATCGAATCGACTCAATCGTCTCACGGTCAGCTCCGCCAAATGTCGAAGTGGCACCGGTCGCATATGACACAGCTATACTACCTCCACTAAATGATCCGATCGAATCAAGTGCAGTAAATGCTCCGCGGCAATTATTAGCCTCAGCCCCTTGAGTGTAGATGTACTCTACCTCTACGATGTTATTGTTGATTGGCTTCTTTCCAAGGATTCCGTCGCCGAAGAATATCTCAAACTTACCACTGGCATTTTCCTGAATGAAGTAAACTAGCGATGTAGCGGTAATACCAGAAAGACTCGTAAATCGTGTGAATACCTCGTAGTCGTCTGAATCTTGGTTTGTTTTGACTCGGACGCGAACTGTGGAAGTATCTACATTTGCCTCAGGTATAACGAATTTCTGATTCTCGATTGAGTTATCAACCAGATAAAGCATGCGCTTCAGCACACCCTGTTTTGTCGTTACTCCAGAAAAGACGTAATTATTCGAGCTGTTCTTCGAAGCAGTTGCAGCCTCCAGCGTCAAGAACACATAAGGTGATCCGCTTATTGGAGCGGCCGTCTGAAAGCGAGTACCGCGCTCCATTGTCAGCGTAGCTGGGGAAACGCCTGTTCCAGCAACAGTCACATTCAGCTTTGCGGTAGATGCCTGCACTGAACGTGGTACATATCCAAGAGTCTTTGCATGGGATACAACGTTTCCTCGGATCTGAGCGGAATCTAGAAAGGACTCATTGATACTAAAGTGAGCCACCATCGCATTGTAGTGCGTATTGTAGGCCAGAATATCCAGCAGCACAGATAGGTTCGAACCATCAAAGTCAAAGTCGTTATATTTCGACTGTGATTTAAAGTGATCCTTGATCGAATCCTTGATATTTTGAAAGTCTAGTTCTGTGACGTCGAATTGGGCCATTGTCGTAAAAGGTTATCGAACTCTCTGGAGATAAAATGAAATGTCTACTTCCTGATTCAGAGATATAACCCTAAATCCTAGATCGATCACATACCGGTTATTTTCTGATTCATCCTTGACTTCGATAGTGATTGAATCGATACGAGGTTCGTTTTTTCTGAGAACATCAACAATCGATTTCCTAAGTATTGCTATTGAAATTCTATCGGCAGGTTCAAACAGCAGACTCTTGATAGCTGATCCTAGGTTTGGTTGGAATGGTCTCTCTCCGAAGGAAGTAAGAACTAGGTTCTTGACCGCAGCTTTTACTGCATCGATATCTTTTAATGGAGCGATGTCGTTTGTCACATCGCGGGACAGGGATACATCCAGGTCAGAATACGGCTTTCGCTGAGAAACGACTGCTGATTTTCGTCCCAGTATATTCCTATCGCTTGCTACAAGGATTCCGGCCATGGTTTGTTATTTATAGACAAATTACGAGGTATTATTTTTGTACCGGTAGTAGTCCTTTGCGACCTGAGAATTAGATATAAGGATAGTATTGACTTTTTCTAGCCATGGCTTGATATCTTCCATGTATTGGTAAACGGATCTATCCGTCAGGCTCTGGACCTTCATCGCAAAATATTCGCTAGTAGTTAGTGCTCCAGAATCTTGAGATACTTCCTGCAGTCTAATATCATAGTATTTTGCAACCTGCGTGGATACTTCGCCTGCCGCATTTGTCTTAAGCTTAGCCTGTTCTAAGGTTTTAAATACCTCCGGTTTGTTATCAGTTCCACCGAAAATAGAAACAGAAGACCGTGCACTTTTGTATTCATCGGATAGCCGTATTGCAGCCTCTTCATCACACGTTTCAGTTACCTTCTTCGAGAGCGGGATGGTTACTTGCTGACGGTATGGCTGTCGGATTAACTCATCAAACTGAGTTTCTACTTCCGATGGAACAACTCCCGAGTTCCCTTGAGAAACTTCCTGAGAATTATCAACCACGGTTTCCTCGACAGGCTCAGCTTCTGCAGGAGCAGTGTTTGGCGTGGGAGACTCCTTGGCCTCCTGGACTGTTGCACCGGTAGCCGGATTCATCTTGACATTTGGAACGTCTTTACAGAAGTCCAGAGCATCGGCGATTCCACTTGTAGTTTTTGCTACGAGTGCATCTAGTTCTGCCACCTTACCTTTCCACTTCTCCTTGAACGCTGCAATCTTTGCAGCATCTGCTCCTACAAGTGCAGCGAGTTCTGACTGGAATGAATCAAGGTTCGTGACCTTTGCCTGGAGATCGGATATCTTTGATGTGATAGCAGATACCTGAGAAGCCAGACCACCTAGCGCACTTTTCTTATTTGCAAGTTGAGCCTTGATCTGATCGCGGATTGCGTTAACCGCATCAAGTGCCGGATTCTTTCCACAAAGTAATGACATGGCAGATTATGGTATTGGCAATGCAGTGTTAGATAGACCGGCCTGAACACCAGAGTGACGATGCGTCGTGAGCTTGATGTTATTCGATCCGGCCTCGACTTCGACTGTTGCATCCACTGTTCCGGTGACGTTCACATTGTTGGCGATGTTAGTGACAGCTGCGCTGATATCCTGGTTACCGTCCACTGTGATCTTCATCGCTGCCAGGGACTCAAATTCAATGTTTTCCTTGGATGTCAGGTAAAGATGACCGGATGACGATGTTTCGTGGTGACCTCCAGAAAATTCTTGATGCTTGCCAACGACGATGAGACCGTTGTTTCCGGCCACAGTCAGGTCGCTGTTACCAGCAATCGTTTGCACCTTGTTTCCGTCTACTGTGATGACTGTATTGCCACCGACGCGTTCGATCCTGTTGCTTGTGACGTTCGTGGCCCATTCTTTTCCGATCTCAGTCTGTTCTGATTGACCGATCTTTGACTGTCTAGACCCCTTGATGTACTCAGTCTTGTTTCCTTCGACCTCTAGGTGATAGTTTCCCTTTACAAGTTGCTTCAGGTCTCCATCGACTGTGATGTTACAGGATCCCATAATGTAAATGTTGTCCGACTCAAATACGACGGTATATCGATTTCCGACTACTGTGGTGGTAATGTTACCGGTGGCATCGATCTCACGATATGTTCCCGAAGTATGCATCTCTGAGATACGTTCAAATCCTGGAGTATCATCGACCTCAAATACATGTCCAGATTTTGTTTCCGTCGCTCGATTGTTTGGATAAACCGGAGCGACTACCTGATCGACTTCAAAATTACTCCATGACTGTCTGGTATAGTACGAATCAGGTTCGTCGACTGCTACGCTGCTGACTTTTGGAGGAACGGCAGTTTCAATGTTTTGTGAACGTAGATCATTCCTTCTAATATACGAAGATGCCTGAGAGTATTCGTTAGTTGATTGTTTTGGTATATCTGGACTACCAAGACTCTCTAGCCTCGGATATTGACCTGATGGATCAGAAAATCCTCGGTCTTTATCTGGAGCAACAGGCATAGATGCAATCGTACCAAGAATCAACGGATCTTGCGCCGATGGGCCGTCACGAAAGAATCCTACGACCCATGAACCAGATAATATGCCGGTCGGCGATGTTCCAATTCCACCCATTGCAGCAGATGTGACTGGCTGAACTACAAATGCCCATGGTAGGTCTTTTGTCTCGATCTGGCTTTTATCCTCGGTATGGTAACCGAAGCATCGTACACGCACTCTACCCATCTGCATAGGATCACTGATATCTTCTACGACACCAGTAAACCAAGAAAATGCCTTTGATAGTAGTTGGTCCTGCGATGTAGCGTTCATGATGCAAATGGCGTCACCGGTGATGTATCTCGTTTCACCTTCATGTCGATAAAGTATTCCTCGGCAAAATTATGGACGACCGACGCAGCCACGTAGTTTCCAGAAAGATAGTCATCAACCTGATTGTTATCGGAAGAATGTGAATTTTTCTTTGCCGGTCTCGGATCTACTGCCGGAGGGATCCTTAACGAGACAACCTTCCCACAGTTAAGCTCTAGATCTCCATTCAAAACGATGGTATGTTGCTGTGTATCTAGTGTCTCCAGCTGAGACTGAGCATAGTTTATGATGCCTCTGGATGTCGGAGCATGATAGTTTCCGACATTTGAGAATGCAGCGGAATTGATAGGTATGTAGTTAATCTTGGTCCTATCGTATGAATTGATGTATTTCTGGTTGTCGATTTCAAAGTTAGGAGCCACGAACGGATATGCCTCGATCGTAGGAAATTTTGAGACGTTTTCGAGGTAATCAAATTTGAATGCCGAGGCGGTCTTTGTGGCAATGTCAATGTACTCACTACGAGAAGCAAAGGCTCCGTTCATTCCCTGGGCCGGCTTCGAGAGACTAAGATCGGAATTAATGCTCAGGATGCGTAGCGCTCTTTCTTCGTATGCCTCCTCTGGATCACGATTGATGTCGTATTCAAAAAACTTTGCGTCTCGATACTCTTTGTACGGATCTTGTCTGGTAATATCCGCCTGAGATTTGAGGTGTATCTTTCCGTCTAATGTCTGGTAAAGATAGAACGGACTTCCTTCCTGAGTAAAAGCTCTACGAAGCGCCCAATGCATGGCATCGATCGGCTCCATGTTCGGAACGATGAATGCCGCCGTGCCAGTGGTATCTGATCCGAATTCTAGATTATCGTATCCAAGATCATTACGGAAAACACTCTGAATGAAATCGGATATTTTACCGTTGAACGCCCTGGAGATCTTCTTGAACTTTGAGATGAATGCGTGATCGGATATTCCTCCGATACGATACACCTGGACATTGTTGCTGTATTTCGCAAATACCGGATATTCTGTTACTCTGAACCACAGACTGATGTTCTGAGATGTACCATTCGGTAAAGTTCGGTCGAGTACAACATAGATCCATTCGTGCCCGGTAAGAGCAGCCTGCTCCATGAAATTCCCATCATCACGGATTCCGATATTCAGGGTGAGAGTCGACCGATATATGCTCTCCGTGATGGTAAAGTCGGCAACGATCCTCTTGATATCGCTGCC